CTTCGTGGGTGCTTTCAGGTGATGGCCCTCAGCGCGGGCAGACTGCCTGCCCTTTTCATTAAGTCCACCAGATGGCGATTTACCTTCTTTGCGTGTCCAAGCAGCAGTCATGGTAATCCCCTATGGAGAAAGGGGGAGCCGAAGCTCCCCCCGACTTTTAGTGCTCTTCTGGCTCGTAGGACTTGTGAGCCTTTGGCTCGCTGCCCTTATGAGCTGAAGAAAGCGGGTTCATGTCAGCGCCAGCGCGACCGCCCGACTTGCGGGGCTTACGGTCGGCGCGATGATGCGCGTGATGACCTTCGTGATGGCCAACATGGTGCTTGTGTTTCGCCGCGCCGCCATGCTTCCGCTTTTTGGCTTCCTTAGCCACGTTTGAGTCTTTGCCTTCATAGACGTCTGAAGGCGACTCGTCGTGATCCCAATGACCTTCCATTGGTGACTCGACCTTACCACCCTTCTTGTGCTCCGCACGAGGGTGCTTGTGATGTACACCAGCATGCATAACGCCGTGGTGATGTCCTTTGTGACCCTTCATGGTTCACTCCTTAGAAGTTGCTGTACTGAGTGAGGCCAAACAAGCCAGTCGTCAACTGGACATTGTACGGCGGAGGCGACTGACGAACGATCAGCTTGTTCGCACCGGTGCTGGAAGTGAAACCAGCATAAGTGCCACGAACGTCACCGGTTGTAGCGGTAGCGGTCGTGCGATCAGCATTCACGTAGCTTGTAGCCGCCGTGATAAGCGTCGTCTGTTCAAGAGACGAAGCATCGTTGATCAGAATGTCACCAAAGGTGTCAGAGCGGAGTGGCAACCCAAACACATCGGTCGTGTCGACCGAATATGCGTGGGTAGCATCGGCTGCATTCAACACAACTGAGTAGATGTATTTGAATGCCTTCTTGCCCGATACTTGGTTACCAGCAGAGATCGTGATGTTCTCTTGCATTGGGTAGCCATAAATATCAAAGCCCGAAACCGTTGCTGTAGTCGCAGTAGCACTCGCAGCAGCAGTAACTGCCACGGCGCGGCCAACGAGAGCCATCGGGTTCCAAAGATAGATGCCCGGTGTCTGAGCGTTGTTCGGGATCGCGCATTGCTGCACATTCTGGAACGCAAGCGTTACCGTGCCAGACGTAGCAGTCAAGTTGCTGTTGGTCTGGTAAGTGCCGGTGTAACCCTGACCAACCGTCGTATATGTGCCGGTTGTCGTAAGTTGCGAGACAATCTGAACGCCAGCCGCCGTGCCTTGCGACACAGTTCCTGATGTCGTCAACACCACCATGCCGGGTGAAATTGGCATGCCAGAGTTGGCTGTGATTGTCATCACACCGTTGCTGAACGAGGCCGTCACCGATGCATAAGCATCGAGAGCAAGCACGTTCGTTTGGACCACAGTGTCGGAACGAACGAAGTTCGTGTTGTTATAATACACGCCCGTCGTCGCCGAGTTCGTCGTGACAAGTGTCAACGTCGCACTGGTTGCGTTTGCAGAAGCGACAATCGCGCCCGTCGCCTTGGAATAAGGAACAATGCTAAGGGTGTTAACATTGTCAAAACCAAGCCACCCAAAATCCTGTTGGGCCTGAGCCTCACCAGGGTTGTAGGTGAACGGGATGCGAGTGTCGAGGAAACCCGCCCCTGAAGCAAACAGGGACGAGCCACCAATGTCGGGATTGTAATCAAGACCAACGGAGCTCTGCCCGAAAGTAATGATTGGACCTGAGAAAGCGTCAATCGCCATGGTTATTCCTCCTTACGAGGTTGGGAACGAACCGTAGATCGCCCGCCAGTTGTAATAGCCGAACGAGTAACGCTCATAGCCCTTGACGAGAAGGTTATCAGTCACGAAGTCGACTTGCATGTCGGTTTCAAACTTCACGCGCTCCATGTAGGCAAGGCCGTCGATGTTCGTGAGCAAGAACCAAGCATAAGACGAGGTCAAGAAGTCGTTGACCATGTAGCCTTCAGGCAACCCACCGGCAGTGGTCATGATCGCGTTAACATCATTATCTGCTGTGCCTGGGCGGAGTTCCGTCTTCAAAAGACGAATAGCAACCGGCTCAAGAGCAGGTGGGATAATGAGCTTGCGACCGCGAGCAAACACCTTCAGGCCAGCCTGATCGCGGAAGTTCGTGCGGATTGCGATCATCGCATTCAGCAACGAGGCTTCGTTGAGGTCAATCTGGGTTGTTGGCGTGTTTGCAACCGAACCACCGTCAATCGGATGCGAGGTGGAGCAGAGAGCAACACCGTCACCGCCGACTGCAGCATTGTAGGTCTGCGCCGTGTTCAGGATGTTCGCGCCATAGATTTCCTTGGTCTGCTGGAATGATTCCACCAAGCCGAGGTTGGAAGGCGTGAACTGGGTCTTGTAGAGGTTGTCGTCGATTGCCTTGCGGGTAATCGCGTAACCGAGAGCGATTTCAGTGTGCTCTTGGTTGTACACGAAACGCTCACCAGCGCCCGAATCAAAGGAGGTCTGGCCACCTTCGGTCTTGAGCTGGGCGAGGCCGAGGTAACGCATTTCAGCGGTACGCTCAAGAGCCATCTTTGAGTCGTGCTTCGTGAAGATTTTGTCGTACTGAGACGGAATCTGCTCGTACTTGCCTTCAACACCACGGAGTCCGGGGAGGAGAAGGTCTTTGATCTGTGAGAGATTAACAGCCATTGTTCCTTACTCCTCTTACGAGATGCCGGTCGGGCCAGCACCGTTCGTGCGCCAGACTTCGTTGTTGAAGCCGACAACAAGATTGCAGTACTGCGTTGTGGGATCGCCGCCGTTGCCGAACGAAACGGCGTAGTCGACGATAATGAAGGGGTCTGTGACAGTCGTGTTGACAGCATTGACATAAGCCGTCGAGCGGCCTGTGGCATTGTTGCCGCCGTTGGAGTTACCCGAGGTAGCGCCAGTGGTGGAGTAGGCGAACGTAGCATACTGGCCTTGGACGCCAGAGGTCTGCGACGATGCCGTACCAGTGACAGGGAAGGCGGAACCAGAAGACTGCACGATGAAACGAGCATTCGGATCATCAATGACGTATGCCGTCACGTCGCCGGTTGCATCGGAGCCGGGCCAGTAGCTGGACCAGACAACGCGCTTCTGAGACGTGGACAGATATTTACAGCCAACAAAGATACCGGCGAGGACGGTCGAGCCGCCAGCCGTAGCTTGGGTGATATAACCGGTTGCGGAGCCGGTAACAGGCGATACAGGGTCGCCAGTGAAGATTGGCGTCGTGTTGCCAGACGCAATCAAGCGGGGGGATTGTGCGAACGTCGGAGCGCCGCCTGCACCGCCCTGAAACTGCAAGAAACCGCTGGGCGCAAACGTATTGGCCATGACGGGATTCTCCTTTCAGAGAGTTCCATCATCGCACACCGGGGCGACTAAGAAACGGGAATTGTTAAAATCTCCCACGCCGGGGGGAGAACGAGAATCGCACTATTGCATAGTTTGATAGAAAAGAAAAGGGGGCCGAAGCCCCCTTTTCCCGTCCTAGCAGACGACTTACTGTTCAGGAACAAAGAAATTGTGGTCCTTGGACACTTTTGGCCGCACTTGGGCGTCCTCGCGGCTGATAATACCGCCACGGCCCTTCGGATCAAGCTGGCCTTCTTTGGTCCGCACCTGATTCCGCGCGTTCTGGAGGTCTTTGGCCTGCCGTTCTTGTGTGATTACCAGTGGGCGCTCGCAAAGGAGCTCGCCTTCGCGCTCGATCGCCCCGACATAACCCTTCGGCATCATCTCGGGATGGCGCTTCACGTCGACCGGCTCCCAACCACCCATGGAAATGCGGTTATAGTGGGCTGGGTCTTCCCAACCGTTCACCGACTTCATTTTCCACTCATACGACCAACCGGGTGGCGGGGTAGGGGTGGCAAATTTGTCAACGCCTTCGTCGAGGTTGGCATTATTGTGGTTCCGCAGCTCGGCAATACGCTTTGCAAGGCGGTCGTCTTCTACTTCTGGGCGCATTTCGGGGCGCAAACCCATACGATCTGTCGTCTTCATGTTCAATTTTCCTTAATTAACCGGCCAATTTGCCTTCTTTGATCAACGCCATTTTGTTTGCGGCGTATTCTTTTGGCGTCAGGCCCATATCGCGAGCCGCTTCTTGCTCGGCGCGTGACAGGGTGACGACGTTTGACCGACCGCCAGTGCCTGTGCCCGAACGAGACACCGGTGCTGCGGGCGGGGCAGCGGCGCGACGGCCCGCTGTCGACGAGGATGCTTCAGACAATGCTGACTCCTGCTGCTGTGATTCAGCGCGAGGGCTGATCCGAAGACGATCTTCAACGTATTTGAAGTATTCTGGGGTGTCCGCCACAAGGCCATCGTCCAAAGCGTCCTCATGGGCGCGGCCCATGCGGCGTGTAAGGACAGGATCGCGAGCATATTCAGGGTGAGCCCTGACCCATGCAGCCGATTGTGGCGTCAAACGGGCCGCCAGAGCCTCAACAGGATCAGAAGGCTGCGTTTTGACAGTCGCCTCATACTGTTGTTTGCCCGCAATCAGCTTCTCGTGATCCATCTGGGTCTTCTGGATCGACATCAGGATTTCAGCCTGAGCGTCCGCGTCCCCAGCGGCCACCGCATCGCGGAGATTCTGTCTCAAAATCTCCTGATTGCGCTTCACCGTCTCAATTGCGTTGTCGATCATCCGCATATTGCTGTCAGCGGCGTCGGTTTTGGCCGCCGTCGCTTGCTCATATGCTTCTTTAGCACGGCGTTCCGCATCTTCGCGGGCGCGGCGCTCTTCCTCAAGTTTTGCCTTGAGCTCGTTGATGCCATCTTCAACAGAAAGTTGAGGCTTTTCCTCAATTTTAATGTCTTCCGGCGCTTCAACGATTTGGATTTCGTCCTCGTTAGGTTCCAATTCTAACTGGATTTGATCTTCATCTGCCATGTTATATCCTTTACCAAACAATATCAGGTGATTTGACGCGACCGCGAACGGCTACGTCATCAAGGATGCGGCAACGCTTGCTGTTAATGTCGATTGCCCACCCATCAGAGGGCCGGAAAACCACCCAGTCACCGACCTTGATCTTCATATTCTTGAACCATTTGCCCGTCTCGTCGACAAAAGCATCCGGCCCCATCTTCAATACCAAGCCGACTTTGCCTTGGTATTTGTCTTCGTCGATTGTCTTGTCGGTCAGAATGATGCCCGAGGCGGTTTTCTGAGGACGAATATAGACGCCGACCAAGATTTGGTTGTTGAAAATTTCAACTTCCTTGATGTCACCAATCTCGTCCAAGATTTCCTTCTTGGGGTCGACGGCATGTTTCATTTTCATAGGAGGCATTAGCGTTTCTCCGCGTTGGTTTGAGCTACTTCCATGAGTTCCAGAGCGATACGCAGGCCGGAGATCGTTCCGATGCTGCGTTGATAGTCTGCATAGTCATGTGCCGAACCGCCTGCGAGGTTATCGCGAATGCGCTCATACTCCTGTTCAATCAATTTACGCAGTTCTGCTGCGTATTTAGACGCTGTTGTTAACATTGTGCCCTCTTTAACCCCTTGAATTGATGGTCAGACCGGACGCCCCAAGGGGCTGGAAAGGCGTCCGGCCTTCCTCTCATCTGGGCGAGGGGAGAGCTCGCCCAGAGAAATTGTTACCGGCCCTTCAGACCGTAAGCCTTGATCTTCTCAAGCCGCGCTTCACCGCCGCCCGATCCCGAATCAATCGGATAACCGGTGCGGCCACCCGACTTGCGAGGCATTGGCATGCCGCCCTGCGGAGGCATTTGCGGTGGCATTTGCGGAGGCATACCGCCACCCATTGCCGGAGAAGGCATCGGGACGCCAGCAGGGGGACGAGGAGGCATCACAGGCGCGTTTGGCATTGGCTGTTGTTGGCCGTGCCCTGCCCCAATGATGATATTCACCTGCGTCTTGCCCTTCGTGCGGCCACCCTTGGCATGCGCCGAACGACCGCCGGTTGCGCCAGGCACTTTCTTTTTGCTGTCGCCGGAGAACACGTTCCCGCCGCGAGCATAGTTGTCCATGTCTGGGCCATCATTGCGGCCTTCTGCCATTGCCTTCTGGCGCTCTGGTGCCATTTGGCCGGTGCGGCGGCTCTTCAAATATTCGCCGTGCTTCCGACCCAAATCACCCACTTCGTCCAGCATGATTTGCGAGAACGATTTGCCTGGGTTTGCGGCCTTTTTAGCGGCGATTTCTTTGGCAGTTTCCTCGCGCCGCTTCATCCAATTGGCGTGAGAATCATGGTCATCAGACATGCCGCCCATGGCCTTTTGCGACCGAAGGGCCTTCGGCTTCACCATCTTCTTGATGAGCTTCTTGTCCTCGGCCTCGTCAGGATGGCGGCTGGCCTTGCCACCCTTCTTGTAGCCTTCTGGGTTCTGGTTCACGTAACCTTCGCCAGATTGATAAGCAGGCTGTTTAGGAGGGTTGTTTGGGTTTTTGGCCGCCGGACGATATGGATACGGATTGTAATCCTTGTCGCCCTTGCGCGGAGGAACCGGAACCGGACCGCCGTCATCGCGATGAACCTTGCCGCCGTGCTTCCGCATACCGGCTGCCTTGCCCATCTGCTCGGATTGTGCCGACACAGGGTTTTGGCCAACGCCGCCGCTGAATTTATGAGCACGACCGCCTGACTTTTTGCCATTAGGTTTTGGCAAACTGTTCATTAAATTGTGCCGACCGTTAACAATATGTTCAGGAACTTTTTTTCCTTCTTTTTCAAAAGAAGAAATTTTATTGCTCATTGAATTGTATGCGTCAGCAAATTCCGGGGTGGCGATAGCGCCATTCCACATGCGTTCTCCAGCTTTTACTTTGCCGCCTTCAGCGCGGCGCACCTTGCCGCCCTTTTTGAACGCGCCGACATGCTTCGTGCCTTCACGGACGTCATTTGCCATGCGGACGTCGCGGTTGATCAAGGTGTCGGGGGTCAGGCTGGTAGCGCGGCCACCGGCTTTGCGCGGCTTGCGGTCGGGCCGCTTCATGGCCTCGCCGCCTTCGCACTTGCCAACAACCTTGCCGCCCTTTTTGAATTGGCGCTTGGAAAGCGGGCGAGCGCCGGTTTTCACACCAGCGTTCTCGGCTTCAGGGGGTGTCCAAGTCGAGCTGTCGACTTTGGTGTGCGGGTCAGCCGAAGTCAGGCGCTTGGCCTTTTCCTTCATGGCATTCCGCGCTGTTTTTGCGGTCTCAGACATAGGTATCTCCGGAGGGTTTAGAGCGGGCGTCCCCGCTTGCCACAGGGGATGGGTTCAGGGCTGGTGGCGGAGCGCTGACCTTTGTGAGCACATGCTCGACAATTGCGGGATTATGAAGTTTGGCTGGTGATTTTGCAACCGCGCCGCCTTGCTCGTACTTGCGCCTGACTTTCACGCGGTTGTGATCAAAGACAACATAGTTGCGCGTTTGTTGCTCATTTGAGCCACGGCTACCCGCGTCAAAATACTTGATACCGTGCAGGCCATGTTTATCCAGCAATCCTGCAGCCATCGGCAATCCGTGCTTGGCCGTTAACTTCTCGTGCAGCTTCTCGCCGGTGAACCAACCGCGATCAACCAAATCAGCAAGCTCGTTCCTAAACGTGGGATGCAGATACCGGTCGGCCACAAGATTAGACACAGCATTTTTAGCATGCTCTGACTGTCCGTTTATTGGCTTATCCCAATCCAAAAAGTGATCAGGATGCGCGTCGATGGCGACCTCGTACATGTGGCCGGGGTCTTTTTTCCATTCAATTGTTTTGCCGCGAAAAGGCAAAATTGTTTCGGCCCATTTTTGAGCTTTTTCCGCTTCCATTCTTTTATAATAATCTGGATGCGATAAATTAGGTTTTAACTTTTCTGAATTACGCAAATCATAATCAATAGCTTGATCTGCTGTATGACCAAGTTGATACATATGATTTGCAAGACGATAAATGTGTTCTGTTGATGGGTCTTCTTGCGTAGGCGGCGCTACACGTTTTCCATCAATATGAACAACTTCATCCGTTAAAGCATTTTTGTATCCTTGGGCCACAGGCTCATGCTCGGCAAAATACAGACCATGACCATAAGCCTGTGCGCCTTCGCCCGTGCCGATCTTGGACGTGTCAAACTGTTCAAAGTCGTGCGGTGAGCCGTGGTAGGCGGTGATGGGCGCGTCGTCTGTCATAACTTCCCCGTGAACGTAGGTTCGCCGACTTCAGCCGTGTCGATGTGAAGGCCGGGAATATGATGCGGGCGATGCACTGCGCCGCCGCGTTTGAAATGAAACGGTTGCCCAGTATGTTGCTCAGGAAGACCTTCCATAAGCGTATGCCAGTCTGGGCGTTCGTAGCCCTCAGCGGCCATGACATGCTCTTCATTGCGCGGGAATTGGGCGTAAAAATTTTCTTTATTAAGAGTTGGTTTCATTTGGATTCTCCATTTGGTTGTTGTTATTCAAATCGGGCGTCATTTTGTTTTGTTGCGGCGGGATGACAACTTGCGTGTTTGTCACTTTTGTCGCGCCGAGCTTTGGTTTGCCCGATGGCCCGAGCTCAGTCGATTCTTCACGTTCATATGTTCCTTTTGGAGTTTTGACACGACCCGGATCATACTTCACAAAAAATCCTTTGGATTCTTTGTGCGCTTCACCGACCTTGCCAAATCCTTTTTTGTTTTTCAGCCCGACAATCACACCATTGGACCCCTCTGGTTGCATATCAAGAGGCCTAAAGTCATGCGTATCGCCGTTCACAACGCGATATGCTTTGCCTGTTTCCTGATCGTGCACCGTCTCGGGAAGGTGTTCCTTATCCGTAAACGCCATTGCCACGTTGTCGCCCTTGTCCAACCGGCGGCGCATCTGGTGCCAGTTCGTGTGCGGGTTAACAACGTCAGGCTGCGACACACCGGTTGACGAATATGTGTAGTGGTGATTGCTCGCCACCGGCTCATATTTCATTTTCGTGTAGTCATAAAACGAGACGTCAGGGAATGACTTGATGATTGACTGATGAATGCGGGGGTTGATGTCTGACAAGACATTCAAACGAACGCCGAGATGGTTTCCGTTGCCTTCCGCTTCGTGCCTTGCCGCCGCGATCTCGTCATACAAGCGTGTCGCAAACGCGCCTGGATGGTTCATCATAAAAAGCGTCTTGTTTAAGCTATTGAGACGAGGCCCCTCAAATGCAGACAAGTCTTGGCCGCCACCAACTTTGAAGTAATTGCCTGATGTTTTGCCAAGACATTCGTCTTTGCACGATGCGTGATTAGGGCATGTGTTGAAACCGCCCATCTCAAATGCCGGTGCAAGAGGTAACCCTGTCGTCTCGACGCCACGGCCATCGGGGAGCTTAAGAGGTTCTTCGCCTTTGTATCCCTTCTCGCTTTTCAAAAGTTTTTCGTTCTTGCCGAGCAGGCTGGAGATTTTCATCTTCTTCATGATCGCCTTCGCCGCTTGGCTATTGGCAATGCGGTCCGCGCGATCAAGCGATTTGTGGTGGGCAATAGCGTCGTCAAACGCTGTCGCCAAACTCATGATGTTGATTTTATTCGGGTCAATCGTGGAAAAAGGGCGCACGGGCCCAGACACGCTTCCGCCTTGCGGCTGGATTTGAAACTTCTGATTTTTGGAGCCGCCGTCGGCCAACTTCACGCGGACGGCGGGCTTGATTGAACGGGCAATGCCGAGAAGGTCTCTCATTGTGCCGTCCCCCGCGTGATCGCAGGAATGACGTTGCCGAGAAGATTGCGGACAACTTGCTCGCTCTCAGGGTGCACAGCGATGTTTTGGGCGAGATCAATCATTTGAATGTTCTCTTTGGCCCGCATCTCCTGCTGCTCCATAGCGTTGTCCGCCTCGTCCTTCTTCATTGTCGCAGCAAGTTGCGCCGCCTTGATCTTGGTGTCTTGCACCTTGGCGTCGGCGAGCTTCTCTTTAATGATCAAGTCAATCGCGTCGACCTTCTTCTCGTGGTCGGACTTCTCTGCCGGTGCCACGAGGCCGCCCTGCTGGCTGTCCTGATGTGCCTTTGCAAAGTCAAGCGCGACCTTCGCCTTGCCGACCATTGCCTTGGTATCGCTGTCCTGCTTCTTGATTTGGAGCTCGGCCATCTTGGCTTGCGCCTCGGGGCTCTGCTGCGGGCCGAGCGCTTCTGGCGGCACCATGAATTGCTCGGGGTTGCTCCAACCCACAGCCTGCAGCGCCATGCGGTCGACCGCAATCGGGTCATACAGCGCAGGGTTTGCCGACTGGATTTGTTTCAGCGCCATCACCTTCATCAGGCGCTGCGTCTGGCTCGCCGTGTTTGGGTCTGCCTGCGGCACAAGGTCGGCCTGATCAAGAGCCCGCGTGAAGGTTTGCTGATCCCATTTGCGGGCCGGACGCTTGTTTTGCTGCCAAAACGCTTCAGGATTTTCACGGAAGCATTTGACAAGTAACGCAAATTCTTCCGATTGCGCCGAGTGCATGCGTTTGTGGACCGCGTTCAGGACTTTGGTCGCTTGGTCGATCAACGCAATCGTGGTGCCGACCGGCGCGTCTTGCTTGCCTTCGCCGACTGCTTGCTCGGCTGTGCCGCCAATACGCATGCCGGTTTGAGCCATGTTGTCGACGAGCGCCATGAGAGCCTGCGACGGCTCTTTGTATGGGAGCGGCATGACAGCCTGATTGATCGGCAGGCCGCCGGTCTTGACCAGAGCGCCGCCGCCCGGCGGGACACGGAAGATGTTGGTGTTCTGCCGCGCACCGGCATCCGAGTAGAGGAAGCCTGGGAAATTGGCATACATGCCCGCATCGAGCAGCTCGCGCCATGCGGCTGTCACCGCGTTGGTCGTGTTGCCTAAGATGTGGAGGAGACCAATGTCATAAAAGCCCATGCCCGGCACGAAGGTATATTTGACAAAGTTCTGGCGAGCTTCAGGAAGGTCTTTTGTATCTTCGTCATAATTTCTCACAATCGACAGGATTTCATGGGTCGATGCGTCAATCGTGACGCGATACGGGATTTCAAGGCCGGTATCTTTGCCATTGTGGCGGTGCTCAAACCCACGGATGTCGAGCTCGCAATAGCATTCATAGATTTCACGGTCGCGGTCTTCAGGGTTGAACGACGATGTCGAGATGCCCTGCTGCGCCATCTTCTCGCGCTGGGCAGCGTCCCACTTGATCATCTTCGGGTCAGACAGGTCGATCTCGCGATACACGCCAAGGATTTGCATCCGCTTGACGGTCGACGACCTCATATAGATGCGGTGGGTGATACGCTTCGCGTTACTGAGATCGGTTGCGGAGTTGTTGACGATGAGATCGTCAGCGTCGACGCTTTCGGAGACCGGGCGGTTCCGCAATGGGCAATAGTACACCTTCTTGAAGGCTGTCCCGCCAAACCCGAGCATGAGCAGCATACGGTCGGTGTCAGGGTAATACTCTTTTGCAGTAGATGTGAGATAGTGGTTGAGGTCGTTCTCAAGGTCGTTGGCCAAGGCGTCGGACTGAGAATCAGAGTTGTTGTTGTCCTCGCGGATTTTCACTGGCCCATCAGTCGGGAGCAACTCGCTTCGTGCGTTAGCTTGGAAGCGGAGCACTGCTTCAAGCAGGAGAGGGTGTCGTACACGCGACATTCCTTCCACAGGCGCACCGTCTGCCGCTCCGGCAAGTCCAGGGATTTCAACCTTAAGCCCAAGGAGCTTAATTCCTTGCGCCCGATCCTCAATCCATTCCTTACGAGAGTCGAGGTCATCCTCAATGCCTTTCATGAGATCGTGCGCGATCCGGCCCAACTCGGTCTGCTCAATCTCCTCCACAAGATTGTCAAACCATCCGGTCTTGCGCCCTTCCGCACGCTCAAGGGGCGACCCGTCGAGGGAAAGTGTGATCGAGCCGTCAGGCAGCTCGATGGTCATGATGTTGCCGTGCTCGTCCAATTCTGTTTTCGGCCCGCCCTCGTCGGCGTCTTGGATGATGATCTCGGAGCTGTCCTGAAATTCAGACGGCTGTTCGTCCTCATTGCCGAGGCGGATGTTGGGGCTCAAACCGGGGACAAGGGCCATGTATCAAATCCCGTACAAAGGTTGCGGCGAGCCTCCGGTATGGAGCCTGCTCTGCTCGTAGTCGTCCTGCACTTCGTCCGGCCTTAAGATAAATCCGGACTGGCGCAGGTATCTCATGGCCATCGAGACCGTGTCGACAAGGTCGTCGTGCTTAGCTTTCGGAAAGCGCATGCACTGATTGATGACCTCGTCGGCCCAGTCCTTATCGGGGCAATACACCAGCCCCTCTTCAAAAAGGTGCTGCACCGAGTAAAGACGCGCCACTTTGTCAATCGACCCGGGATCAACGAGCTGAACGCCAAAGTGCCTTCCTGAATACATCCTTCTGAGCTCCCGCGCAACTGGCAACCCTACCGTCTTGTTTTCAATCAGAAGTTTGGACACCTGCCACCGGATGCAGGTCTGCCCGACCTTATCGACCAGCTCCGGCATCTCGAGATTTGCCTGCCATCCATGCATCATCATGATACGTGGCGGGACTTCCCGCTCGTCGTATGTCCTGACGACATGGGTCATGTGGCCGTCTCGGGCCATCATGCGGGTCGCGTGGGACTTGGGATCATCGGTCCAGACGCCCCAGACGGTCATGGCAGACGGGTCGTTCTCGGTCTTCTCGGTCATCGCGGTGTCGAGACTGGCGATGATGTAATCAAATGGCGGGTATTGCGGCTCCTCCCAGAGCTGCCAGTGCTTGCGCTTGATGATGCCGCCGTCGTCTGGGGTTGGCTGCTGCTGGAACTGGCCGGAGACGGCATATTTGCCCATGATCCGCTTGTCGCGCTCGACGACGTGCTTGGGGAAGCGCTCGGGGAACAGGAGCTCGCCTTTCTCCTCGCGTGGGTCTTCCCAGCCGAGCAGGGTCGGGCCCGCGCGGTCGGGATCGTATTCCATCGGTAGCATGATGTGGTCGTAACCGAGGCGCTTCTCGATGATCAGGCCGGACACGTCCTCCTCGTGCAGGCGCTGCATGATGACGACGATGGCGGATCGGTCGGGCCGGTTCAGGCGGGTCGGCACCGCTTGCTCAAACCAGTTCTTTGTCGTGTCGCGCATGGCATCGGACGCAGCCGATTCCACCGAGTGCGGGTCGTCGATGATGACCCTGTCACCGCGAGCACCAGTGATTGAGCCCGCAGCGATGGCCTGCCGGAAGCCGGTCGCGGTGTTTTCAAACTTTGTCTTTGCGTTTTGGTCGCCCGTCAACACAACGCGGTCGCCCCATCGCTCCTGATACCACTCGGACTGGATCAGGCGGCGCATCTTGGTGCTGTCGCGGACGGCGAGGTCCATGCTGTGCGAGGCGCAGACATAGCGCATCGAGGGCTTGTTGCGCGGTCCCCATTCCCACGACGGCCAGAAGACGCCGACAATGAGGGACTTCATCGCGCCTGGCGGGACGTTGATAAGCAGGCGGTTGTAGTAGAGCTCGCGCTCCTCCTCGTCGTAGTCGATGACCATCTCGTCGGTGATCGCCGTGAGATGGGCGCAGATCATGTCGATGTGCCAATTGTGGACATAGTCCGCGCCAGGCTCGACGACGTGCCATGCCTGCTTGATGTACTCGACCAAAGAAAGCTCGGCGAGGCGCTTCTCCACCTTGAAGCGGGACGCCTCGACGTTGATCTTCTTTCCGTCGAGCAACAGGAAGGTCAAGGTTTATATTCCTTGATGACGTGGCCGGTAATCTTGCCGCGACTGTCGGTGCTCTCGTAGAACCGCTCCATCTGGTCACGGCCTGCAAGCGTCTCAGAGAGCTGCTCGCGGTGCCTCTTGTTGATCTCCCCCATCCGGAGCATCTCGCGCTCCGTCCACGCCTCGTTCTGCATGGTGGAGTTCCAATTGATCATGTCCTCCAGAAGGGCGAGGATTGTTCGGGCGTCGGCGACGTCCGGATGCTTTGGGCTCGCCTTGAACAGGGAGATCATCAGGCGCTCGATCATGCTCTGGCAGATCGACATGCTCTTGAGAACCGCGTCATGGTCGCGCCTCGGGACGCGGAGATCGCGGAAAAACCGCGTTTCGTTAAGCTCCCTGAGCAATTTGCTGTTGGTTACTTCAAGCTCGGCAATTCGGTTCATCATCTCTTGCTTATTCATCTTCCACCTCTGTGTAATCTGCATCTTCCACGGATTGATCAGTCAATTGCAGGGCGTCGCGCACTGCCATGAGCTGATCGACATCAAGGGCGTCGGCGTCGATGACAGTCCCCTCAATTTGCATTTTAGCGTTCACGTCGACGTCAATCTTGTCGCCATAACGGAAACGCTGCAGACGAATCGCAAACCACCGGCGGTCATTCACCAGCTCTCTCGCCCGCTCAAATTCAATGCCTTGAAATTCGCCCCTTCCAAGGATGATGTCTTCAGTTTCTGACATTTTGATCTCGATGGCAATTTCGCGCGCGCGGGCATAATTTGCCATAAAAACAGGGTCTCGCGCCATCTCACGATAGACAGTCCGCGATTCCACGCTGATTTCATCCTTCGCGATCATCTCTGTAAGCGCTCGCCCAGCGGCGATCTGCTCGCAAATATAATCCTTCTCGTCCTGAGTCATTAACCTCGGAGGGCCTTTTACCATTTCAAATCTCCACCAGCCTTCAATGACATAGCCTTTCTGGCCATAAAATGCAAATTTGGTATTGAAAATATAAAAAATAATTTTTACATTTTGTCATTGTTTTAATTTAACGGAGAACGTTATGACACATGAAGACCAATTTCCAGAAGACGCTCGCAATGATTGGCCATTCAAAAAAATGGAAATTAACGAGATGGTAAAAATCCACGAGCCAGAACTTGCGTATCGTGGACAGATTTACGTTCACGCTTATGGGGGCAATTCAGGGAAAAAATTCAAAACCAGAAAGGTTCGTGGCGTTTTATATGTCAAAAGGATCGCTTAATCATTGAAATATAACAATAAAACCCGCCCAAGTGGCGGGTTTTTTTATGGAAAAGATACTTAGCGCTTTAAGTAGTGCTTTAACACTATCCTCTAACCCATTGATTTTTCGTCTCTAATAAAGAATTATAATATTGAATTATTAATAATTTTAATTTGAAGAGAATATAAGAAAGAGCAAAAAGGGTGCATAAGACTACCTGTGTAGATATACCTTTATCAGTGAGTAAATGAATGAGTGTATATATCTCTAGGGACATTTTTCATTCTAACTAGACATTTATTGAATAAAATCAAATACTTAAAGCAAAATATGAGCCCTACCCTTATTTTATGCATCACTACCTATAACTTTCAAAGACCCGTCACAATGCTATGATCAGCCTTGTCGGCCCTAACTAAGGAGATTTCATCCAATGATCGTTTCCAATTTCAACTTCGCAATTCTGAACCTCAACTCCGAAAGGCAGCCCACAATGAACTTTGATTATCGCGTGATTTATCTCCCAAGCGACGAGATGGAATTTTTCGTCATCCGTGAAGTGTTCTACAACGACGACGGCGAGATCGTCTTCTGGTCCACAGAAGATGCCGTCCCGACCGGCGAGACTTTTGAAGAGCTCTGCGACGAATTTGACGCCATGGCCGAGGCTTTTGAGAAGCCGATCCTCATGCTCACAATCGACGAAGACGGCAATGAAGACCTCGTCGAGATCGACGACGAGGAAGAAGAAGAATTAGACGCCGAATAATCAATTAGGGCCTCGCCTGACCGGCGGGGCCCTTTTCACAAGACATATTGACCCCTGAACACTGGCCGACCGTATACGACCTCGCAGATTTCAGGCGGCATCAAATTCCCATCCTCATCGTAAGACAGCACCACAAAGCCGCACTGGGCCCGATTAGGAGCCCCCTCAGTGTATTCAAACTGCGGCCCGAACGGATCAGCCATCATGCCGGTCTCGACGCCCCAGCGGCTTCCTCTGCGGTCCCTAATCGCCGTCACCTGCAATTGGTGGGTGTGGCCGGTCACCGTGCTGATACCGGCAGCCATCGAGGACGAATAGCCCGAATGAATGCCTGACCGGAACCGGTGCCGTACTTCTGTGTTGGAATTGATCTCAAACGCCCAAGAGATTTCCCAGTCGCGGAAATGATCCTGCAGAGACATGATATAGCCGTCGAGCTCGTTGGCATTGGCGGCAATGTAGTTGTCGATCCGGATGTCGTGGTTGCCCATAGTCCAGAGCTTGTGCTTGACGGTCGGCAACATGCGGAGCCACGTCTTGGCTGTCTCAATCTCTTTCTCAATTTTGGGAGCTTTGAAGCCGCGCACGGGCGGGTGTCGGGAGACGCGGGCACCGTCGATGACGTCGCCATTGAGAATGATACCGTCGACCTTTAGACTTTTGGCTAATTTGACGAAAGCTTTGTAGATCAGTGTGGGTTCTCCGTCCCAGATATGAAAATCGGACCCGATGATCCATTTTGTGTTGGGTGCCTCCTTGGATACCATCCTCGGGTAGGCCCAGCGGCCCGATTGTGGCCGCTCTTCTTTTGACTGGGGGAAGCGCTCCTTGGCACGATAAAGACGATTCTGAAACGTCTGAGGCGGGATGCCGAGCAATCTGGCTGCGCCGTAGCAATTGCGGTTGTTCTCCTCATACACCCTTAAGGTGTCGAGGAGAACGTCATCACTCAATGGGGCCTGCGCCATGATGAGATTCTCCATGCGTCGGCCCCTCATACCATTGATATCATGTCAGTTTTGCGTCTGCAAATTGATCAGATTATTGAATCCTCATAATATGCCTGCTGAAAGGCGAATATGGCGTCCATGCGGAGGCGGCGTCCCTCTTTGATTTTGCCGTTGTAGCAGAAGGCGAACAGGCGGCCTCTCTCGTAGTGCCACGCGTCTTTCCCCACAAAACCATCGGAGTTCAATGGCAGGCCTTTTTTGGCCTCCTCATAGCCCTTCTTAAAAGCGGCGGTTTTCATGATCGACCGAGAGGTAATCCGGCGTGTTGATGCGTTAGCCATGGTCAAACCTTCCCTGTAAGAATGGATTTCCTGATATCCGCCACGGATGCCCAGATCTGGCTTGGTCCGATCTTCTCCCACAAAAGCTTGGCCAAAACCTGTTTTACTGGATTTGTGATCTCATAAATCGTTTCAGTTGGAAGATGGATATCTCTTTCCTTGTCAAACAAGCCATCCTTTTTCAAACTGTACGTCCGAATAAACCCGTTTCTGACCGCGCCTACTTTGGCCAACTCAAACCCGCGTTCGGATTCAATGACGCAAATATCGTGGCGTCTTGGGGCATCGCTTGCCATGATCAATACCCCTGTTCCAATAAAAACGCGTCGTACTCGGCTTTCACCTGCGCTAGCTGGGCCTCCACAGCCCGCTTGTCGTCGACGGCCTTGGCGTAGGCTCTCTGCGTCACCTTGAGCTCGGTATACAACGACCGCAGGCCGTCCAAAAAGCCCCGCTCCCATGCGGTACGGGAGCCAGTGCCGTTTGTGTATGGATTATCGGTAGGCAGGCCGCCTGTGCGGGCATGATATGCTGCTTCTGCGCGTATGGTATCTAACATTTTAATCCTCCAATTTATAACGAAGATAAATATTTTCAAAAAGGTTTTCTATGGCTTCGTCTTCGGTACTACCCCAGCCTATCGTGCCGTCTTCGCCATCCTCATGGGCATAATACTGCCAAACACCTTCTTGGTACTCATCAATATCGGTTGTAAATTTAATTCCGTTAATTTCATGCTTTTCCATCTAAAATCTCCATCTAGTGAGGGGTGGGGGCCGAAGCCCCCTTATTTGCAATGTTCTGCAATATAGGCATAAGCGCCCATCTGTGTGTTGAAGGTCGGTGCGTCCCAAGCAAAATCACGCTCGGCTTGGGTGCCTTGATTGGTCTTAACTTCAATGCGGAAGCCATACTGATCTTGGTACACATAAAACACATTTTGCATCTTCACTCTCCATCTAGCGGAGCACCGCGCCCCGACAAGAATCACCATACAGATATTCTCGGGCCTTGCAAACAAAAAAATGTATGTCTGGAGAAAAAAAGAAACCGCCCGAAGGCGGCTCAAGTCTTGTTGTTGGAGGAAAGCTCACGGTGGAGATTGCGGATCGCTTTGTCAAGTTTCTCGACGCGCTTTTTATTGCCGTCCTTCTGCGCGAGAATTTGCGCCTTGACGAGCTGCAGCATGGTGGGCTTCTTCATTTTCCCGTTCTCTGCATCATTGAGAAGTTCTTCTGCAATTTGACTTGTGGGTTCGGGAATGTCCAGCACTCGCCGGTGTCGTCTTGGAAACACACCCAGAGCAGGTGATGCTCCTGACCATAGTCGATCAGGAAGTGCGCCTTGGCGGCCCCCTTGGGCGTGTCCAGCGGGATCGTCGGGTTGAGTTGGATCATCATCACGCAGTCCTCTTCAATGCGATGTTTGCTACTTTGACCATCTCTGTAATTATTTTGGCGCAGTCTTGTTTATCCATGTGCGTCAAATCATCCAAACTTGGTTCAAGATCAATTATTTGCCAAAATTTTATTCGCAAACTCTCAATCGTATTGGCGGCTTCATGAAGCCTTTTGCTTCTTTCAGAAACAGTATCCCATTCTTCGCAAACTATTTGTAACCTTAAGTCACACAGCAGTTCAATAATATCCATCACTCCCCCTCCTTCAGTGCGGCACGGGCAATTTCTTGCATGTTGTCACATTCTCCTTGACAACCGCATGTGTCACTTTGTTCAATCTTACGCAACGCTTCCCGCAACCGCTCGTTGTCTGCGTAAAGTTCCCCTCCCCATTCATTCGCGTCATCTAACGCCTGACTGAAAATTTCTCGCTCACGCCGCAAACGCTCAATCTCCATCTGATAAAAAGCATTCTCAGATTCCACTGCGGCAAGTGCGTCTAACTTATCTTCTCGCAACCGCTCAATCTCATCGGCGGCTTCGCCCATCATATCCGCTGCATAGCCTGATAATCCATCGGCGTAATCACGCAACCGTTCAACGATGTCCATCACTTTCCCTCCTCATAATCATCGGCATCGACCGCCGTAAGGTAATCCTCTTCTTCTGGATTAAAAGATTCAAGCCTTTCAAGCGTCAAATCCGTCGGCATCTTAAAAAACGATTTGCAGTACGGGCATTGAATGACATACGCAAACAACCCATCAAAATGCGACCCGCGTCCACAATCGCAATGAAAGTCCATGCACAGATCAGTGCCTTTGTATTGGACGTTGGTCTGCATCACTCGCCCCCCTTCAGTGCGGCGCGGGCAAAATCGGCCACGCATTCCGCGCATTCGTCATACATTGCTATTCCGTGATTGCACCGATCCATTTTGCTTGGGATTCCATCGGGTCGATACCGTTGAGCAACTGAACGATCAATGTCCAATTCCGCAATTTTCTTCAACGATTCCTGCAACCGATCTTTAATTTCAAACAACGATTTTATTGTCTGGTCATCAAAATGCACTTCATCCCGCAACCGCTCGATCTCGTCGGCGGCTTCTTTCATCCACTCATACATCACAAATTGGATGTTTGGCGGGGACGGATTACGTAACCGTTCAACAATGTCAGTCATTTTGCGTCTCCATTCCATTTTTCCGCCAATGCTACGGCAAACCATTTTGGCACAAGTATCGGCGTCGTCCGATCTTCTCGCCATCCGCCGAGATCGGTCAAATAATTCTGAATGCCGTCTGGGCCCGCGACATACCACGCGGGCCAATCATCCGTTTTGTCAGAAGCAGACCGCGCGATATACGGGCCGGGCTTGGTTGGTTTTCTAATCTCCATCAGTGCCTGCCCTTATTCAGTGCTTCTTTCAGATGGACAGAAGTGATCATGTAATTGACAGCGTCTTGGATTGTTTCCTCGCTCTCCCCTGCCTTGACGACAGAATGAATAGAAAACATCAGCGACGTGCGGATCAAGACACCCATCACATCAGGTTGATCATAGTCCTCAAATTCCTTAAGCGATGCAAGCATAGCCTGGGCCATTGCATTGAAGCATGTGTCAAAAATCTCTTGCTCAACTTGCTCTGTAACTTCTTTCATTGGTCGACCCCTTGTTGAAAATTCTCGACCGACCCACCATGGGACGGACGCAATACCCACCGTTGTTTGAAGAAAATATAGCCCAGATCGTGAAGCTCTGAGGCCGTTATAACCAAGCTGCCCCGTAGCCAGAGACCGTCATCATCCTGCCAATTCATCTCAATCTCCATTTAGAGGGCACCATCGCCCTGCCAGACGGTTATTTCACGATTTGCGGCCTATTGCAAACACTTTTTTGTTGTCCTTGAAAACATAATTTACAAGGTCATAGGGCAGCTCGACGGTGGCCCAAGTCTGGCCGCAGGACCGGCATTGCCGCCGCCGGTGGAGGGCATTTGCTATTGAGCTCTTGCGGGTCTCGACCACGGCTGACGCCCCGCCACAATCACATTTCATCCCGACCGCTGACATTGTTAATTTTCCTCTGCCGTTTCCAGAATTTGCGTTTGATTTTTTTCACAATCTTGCTGCGACCGAGATAGATATGAACCCTTCTAGCAACCCGGTGAAAGGCATCGTATTCATCGCCGCCCTTCAACTTTGCGCGATGCCCCATCATCTCTCACATCCTCGTCATAAAGAACGCAAATCCCAAAAGCCCGAGCATAACGAAACACAGCTCAATTGCCTGTGATAAGTTTGGTCCGATCTCGATCATTTTGCTTCTCCCCAATTAATCTGACCGCGCATTGTTTTTTCAACCGCTTGCTTCTTGCGCCATCGCTCTTGTTCAGATTGCGAACGAACATAAGTGACTTTCACCATGCAATTGGCATCGTTGACAGGTTTGAATCGTTTGCCCTGCACTCTTTTCGTAACGTCAAAAACATTGATGGTCATTGCGATTTTCCTTTGAACAACAATGGCAAATAAAATTCGTGCCATTTATTTCTTTTCCAAAAAACACAGATCGTCATAGACGCGCGATCAATTTTTGGACGGTTGCGACGATGCATAACAAAGATATCATATTTTGAAAATATGTGATGCAAATATACATGCATCGACAAATCTGGATTGAATATCATGGCATCGTCCCATGATGACCGGGCAGGATTGCCCCAAGTTTTATGTCTTCGCGACCTTTGAAGGCTTGCTCGGCATTTTTGTATGCCGACAGTAAATCTTCCGCCTCTGTCCAAAAAACTGTTCGGGCGCGAAACTTTTTGCCATCATCTTTTGATGCGTCATAAGTTACTTGTATCGTCCACTTTTTCATAACACCCCCTCAAACAAACGATTTTGTATTTCTTCCATCCTGATCAAGCCCAGACTGTCCGGCCTATACAAGGAACGGTACAGATTGTGATTAACCACCGCGCGGACTGCTTTATAACCCATGCTGATTTCAACGTAGGCATCACGCGCGATGTCATACTCGACCAGCGCCACGGGCTTCACCGGCATGATCGGCGCAACACGCAGCACCGCAGGTGCAGCAACGAGGCTGACAAGCCCTTGAATGAATCCTCGGCGGTTGATCATTTTGAAAACTCAGAAAACAATAATGGGTATTGCGACGGCATGGAGTAATGTTTTCCCTGTATCGCCCGAAGCCCCGGCAACAAAAGTTCTTGAATTGCATTGAGACCAATTCCGCTCCGTTGGACGGCCACTAGAACTTCTTCAGGCGGCATAACTTTGACCGGCATGATTGTCGTCACGCGGATGACTGCTGGAGCTGCGACGAGGCTTGCAAGCCCTTGGATAAATCCTCGGCGGTTGATGATCATTTTGGCGGCTCCGGTAATGGTAATATTTCAATTGTAATTTTCATCTGACCCAACAATTCACGCTGATAGTTCCCTTCAGCATCTTTGTAATATTTCCATCTTTGCAAAATGTCTGATTTTTCTGGGTTCATGCTGATGTTGCATAAAATAAACCACATATTATCATCAATGGTCATTTCTGCATCTCCGGTAATGGCGTCCAGCCGGTAGGATCGTCGTTTTCAAGCGAGCAACAATCACAACCATGAATAGGAAGTTTCACGACGTTCCATTTATGGTCCTTATACCACTCATCGTATTCATACCATCCTTCTATGGCCTTGTTTTCAACGAGCAGGATAATGTGTGTCCCGTCCTTGGGCGCAGTTTCAATTGGTTGCCAATCAGTCATACATTTATTCCCTTTGAAAACAGATGATATTTTCCTTCAAAATCATCAGGCTCTGCATCACGAATTATGTATGACGATTTAATATCATCATTGCATTTTGCCCAGTGATCTTTAGCATCCCTATTGCTTAACAGGCATTTCCTAAAATTCCCTTGTGTCGTCGTGTATTCAACAACGAGCCAATCCGGCTGAGGAACTTGTTTAATTGTTTGTGGTTCAATGCCGCCACTCATGACCGCACCATCCCGCCATAACCCGGTCTTGGTCCTACACTCATGACTGCACCATAATGCGGATTGTCGGTCATTGTCATTCTCCTAATTTTACAAATTTCAATATGCTTGGACTGCAAACATAAAATGTTTCTATGTTCCCAGTATTCTTCGCCAGAATCTTTTTTTCTGACCATTCATTTTTTGTTTTTGAATATACAATTCCTCCATGTGTCATGGATTTATTCACAAGGACATATGCTACAGGCAAAGGGTCGGCTCGGTCAATTGCATTTTTATTTGAAACGATGACGGTCCTAAACGGCCACTTGCCGCTTTCATCAAATTCAAGGCTGACATGCTTGACCTCAACCCTCATCCAATCGGCATCGTTCGGCTTCTTAATAAAGAGATCGCCCTCGTCGACGTGCTTCAAGTGCTCACTGGCGTAGTCTGCATAAGAAATGCTCGGGACTTTTATCGTGAACCCCTGACGATGCAGCCACTCCGCAACCTTAAAAACGGAAGGGCGCGATGCGTCCAACCGCTTCAAGAAACGGGCATGCTGATCGTTTGCTTCAATCACTGAGGCGTATCCCCATTTTGATCCGATGCGATAATCGTATAAAACCGCATCGCGGCATCGGCGCGGCCCTCCGGCGTCATTTGTGACAGCAAGTGCGCCACAAACGCTGACGTGATGTGCAAAATCGTCCCGACAGTCAAGCCGTCCATCGCCTTCGCCATGGCATCGTAAGCCTTGATGTGCTTCTGCTGCGTTTTCTTTTTCATATGCTCATTAAGATCAATCGTCATTTCCGTGCCTTTTTATAGCGTTTCACAACAGTTCTGCGACGAGGATGAACGCTCTCCTCAACGATGACGAAACCGCGCTCGACGAGCTTGTCGAGAACTTTTTCAACATTCTCTTTTTTGTGTGGCCGAAGGCGGTTCAACAGGACGCCAAGCGTCTCGCCATCGTCACCCAACAAATTTTGAATGCGCGACACAATCGCGTCTTCAGGTGAATCCTTTTGCCGATCATTACCGATCACAACGCGGGCCTTGGTCTCGACGTCGTTCTTAACCAACGCGTACGCCCACCGGACGTGCTCGACCGTCCTGATGCCTTCCGGCACGGCCAGGATGAATGACACCTTCGCCACAAGCTCCTTGCCGCGCAAGAACAAAGCCTCCAGCCCCGTCCTCTCGGCTTGATCCTCAGCAAGATTGTGGAGAGCCGCGCTCGTCTTCTTGAGCATCGCCAAAGCGTCGTCGGTCGTCGGAATTTCAATCTTATCGGCAGAGCTCTCAATGCGCCCAAGATCAAGGACGTCATACGATCCAGCCATATAGATTTGCTTCAACGTGTTGGCCATCGCGTCGGGCATAGAACGAGGCTTGAAGTCCAGCTTCTCTTGCGGGACGGTTTTTGTTTCAATGAAGAGAAGCGACCGGCCAATGAACCCATTTGTGGCGTTCTCGTAGTCGACCGAATCATCAAAATTTGAGTTCGTGGTGTATCCGATCAATGACAGGAACGGATTTTTGATCCCGCTATTGATCTGCTCCAGCGATGTGGCCAACCGGTCGCGCTTTGCTTCAAAAATGGGATTTGGGCCATCTTCAAGTTGGCGCTCAATCTGGTTGATCTCCTGAAGAATTGCCTTGCGGATTTCCTTCTTGACGTCGCCCGAGATCAGCAGGGTGCCGCTGGCCTTTGAATAGATCGACATGATGATGCCGATGATAGCTTCAAGGTAGGATGCGCCGCCCTTTGTCTGGGCTGACTTGATCTTCTTGAGCAGGAAGCCCACTTCGTCGATCATGTAGAACGACGCCTGATGCTCGACGAGATTGCGGACGATTTCCTGCTCCGATTTGATCGTGCCATATGCCGCGCGTTGCAGCTCGACCGTCTCAAGGACCTTGGTGCCGCCACGCAGAATGCTTTCCTTGCCGGTGGCCGAGGCGGCCACACAGAACCCGATCAGGTTTGACGTCGTGTCACGTATCGGGTCGCGATACTTAAGCCCCACGACGTTGCCCATTGAGATCAGGGCGGTGCCCATTGCGATTGTCTCGCGGAC